GTGTATAAATATATAGCATTTATGTGTAGTACAAATAAAAATATTAAAGATACACCATCGGCTAGACGGGTAGAAAGGAAACTACTATGAGTAGAAATTTGAACGAAAACATTAATGTTACTGAGGCTAAGGGTTTTGAGATATTGACTAGAGTTAAAAATCTTAACAATCATCGACTTCAGTGTTTAGCTATTCTTCAGATTCGTTCTGATATGTTAGAGAAAATCGGGTACAAGTTGGATTGGATTGAAACACTCCCAGATGATGATCTAGAGAATCCTCTAGTCATCGAGAATATGAAGGACGAACTTCGTCAAGAAGCTCAATTACACATTCAAAGACAAAGGGAGATGTGTATGGATGATAACCATCTTAAACTTCTTGAGGAGATGTTATTTATCCGCTAGCATATTCTCATGGTACGCAACAACTCAATCTTCAGGAGTGTTGCGTACCATTCATTTCCTTTTTTGTCTATATAGATGATTCTCTAGGAACATAGATAAATCCGTATAATCAATAAGTATATATATATCATTTAGGTGTAATCAAAATAAAAATATTAAAGCTGACCTAACGGCTTGACGGGGAGAAGGAGTAATTATGAGAAATTTATATGGAATGATCAATGTAACTGAGGAGAGATTTGAGGAGATGATGAAATATTATGAAGCACTTAACGAGAGGCTTCAAATGATTGCCATCTATCAAGTAGCTATCGAGTTCAAGGAAATTTCGATAGCTCGTTGGAAGTGGGTTAAGACACTTCCAGACGAATACATTGAAAACGATCTATTTCTCGAAAACATTGAGGAAGAGCTTCGACAAGAAGCTCTCCAGATGTATTACAAGCAAAAGGAGATGGGAATGGATAACTCCCATCTCCAAATCCTCTGGGGTGAGTTATTTAACTAGCTCACCTCAGGGCACGCAACGGCTCAATCCATCAGGAGTGTTGCGTGCCCTTCATTTCCTTTTTTGTTTATACACCTTTCGCAATCAGTTCTGCAATATTTTGAGATCTTGATTTCTCAGGTTTAATTTGTGGCATATTATTATTTCCATTATTCATAACAACTGTTTGTGGTTTAGTTGTTACGAATGTTGTATTACCACTTATTTTTTGTAGTGCTGCTAAATTACTAGAAGTACTTCCAGTAGATGTAGCAATGTTTCCAAGTTGTGCTAACATATCACTCATTAACTTAATTACTTGACTTAAGTCTGTTGGTGTATTTACAACAGTACTTGTACCACTAGATTTAACAAAGTTTCTAGCTGGTTCACTATTATGTGATCCAGAGGTGAAATCATGATTTGGAGTAACTTCAAAGTCTTCTCCACCTTTACCACCACCACTTAATTCATACATACCATTAGGATCAATAGCAGGTGTATTCGTATATTTAGATAGTAAAGCACCTTCATCTCTAGCTCTTTGTCTCATACCTTTCCACATATCAGGACTACTCTTATATAGTGTTGGTACATTGTCGTATACATAATTAAACCATTTCTTTACTGCTGTAGCATCATCTGTAGTATTTCCAACATTCTTTGCATATTTACTAATAAATCCTGGACCTAGTGCATTTCCCCAAGCCCAAGTTAACTCTTGGATTGCACGGCTTCGTTTATTAGCATCTGGTAAACCTTTCTTTGTTACACCAACTCTAGCAGGATCATACAAAGTATCTTTAGCAAATTCATGTTCATTAGTCATAAACTGTTTAACATTAGCATCAACTTCAGATACCCATGCTTTCTTAAATGCTGCATTGTTTCCAGGTTCTACACCAGGGTGTTTAGCTTTATATCCATACTTATTCCAGAAATCCCATAAACCAGTTGAGATTCTCTTATTGGTAATATATTGGTAGTTACCAAATGATGCACCACCTAAATCTCCAGCACCAGATGAAATCATCCACGGTCCTTTATCACCAGTCTCAAAGTGAGCTGAATCTCTACCTACGAAATCATAATAGATCTTATGATTCTTTCCACCAAGTGGTCCTAACACTTTTCCTAATCCACCATCTGATGGAGCTGTTCCACTACTTGTAGCATTACCAGTACCTGAACTATCAGTACTAGAACTAGATGAATTAGAACTACTATCTCCACTGTTACCAGTTAATGCTGTAGCTAAAGCACTACTTCCACTTAAGTCAATAGGTTTTAATTCTCCAGTCATCATATAATTGGTTAATCCATTAGAATACTGATTAAAGAAATCTCCAACGATAGCTGCTGGTCCAGCCGCCTGACTTACTCCTAATGCGCTAGAAATTCCAGCTACTGTAGAAGTTAAGTCTGTAGATGAAGTACTAGGAGCACTACCATTTCCATCAGCAGCACCTAAGTCAGTTACATTGATATCTGTATCAAGATCAGGAACACCATAACCATAGATTCTACTATTACTCATATCATATGATTTAGATGCAACTCCACCACCGTTATCAATAACACCTTTACCAGCAGAAGTATTTCCCTCAATAGTATATACTGTATTTCCACTAGTACCAGCAACGATACCAGTATGTTTACAAGTACCACGACCAGTATTAAAGAAGATTACCCAACCAGCTTTAGGTTCAGCTCCACCTCTACCAACAAATTTATTAGCTCTCTTAAATGCATCGGCATTACTAGAACACATTGCTGATGTAGCACCATGTAATACTGCATTCATCATAGCTTTATCATTGTTACAAGCTTGTTGGAATACCCATGTAACAAATGTAGCACACCAGAATTGTCCATTACCATGTCCAGTATCTCTACCATACTTGGTATAATTAGAACTACCAGCATTTGCTGTCTTATCATCTAATTGTGCATTACTTCTTTTTTCTAGGTAACCGATTTCGTTCTTAGCAATATTAACAACATCAGATGCTTTAAGTTGTCCTCTTCCACCCATAGGGTTATTAGAATACATCTTAAGAGTTCTAATATTCTTACCAGAAGATTTTCTACTATTACTCATACCCCATGCCATATCAGCATTTCTTACTACTGTATTAGCATCATAGATACCAGATTTAGCTTTACTTCTAGGATCTCTAATTTTAATATTACCATTACTATCTACACCACTTGCTACAACATAGTGACCACCAGTTGTAAATGGTGTACCAGCTTCTCTAGCTTTACCACTAAGGATAACTGGGTTTCCACTACTAATCTGTGATTTGATAAACTGTGATGATGGATTCTCCATCTTTTCAGCTTTCATTCCATATCTATTAGCTGTATCATCTACGAAGTTCCAATTAGTTCCAGTATTATCTCTGTATCCACGAGATTTAGCATAATCAGCAACCTCTGTTGGAAGTACGTGTTCATTAGCACCTCTTCCACCATTTCTATTACCAACACTTGATGCAACCATAGCCATAGCATCTGGTCCACATCCAGCATCTCCCATAGTTTCGTCGCCATATGATTTATTTTTCCACCTAGGATCATTTTGTGAATAATATGGCATAGGTATATCAGTACCACCTCTACCACCATGTCCACCTCTTCCTAAGTTCATGAGAGTATTCATTCCACTTTCAAATCCAGATTTAATATTTGCTGGTGCTGCTTTAATAGCATTGGCTGCATTTCCTGGTGCTGCTTTAACTGCTTCTACAGCTCCACCAACACCATCTCCAATAGCTTTAACTTTATCAGCCCAAGGATCAATGAATTTTCTCTTAAGTCTTTCTACATGAACTGATAGTCCAGTTACCATTCCAATAATAGGACCAATCAATGAACTAGCAATACCATGACCTTTCCATGGTCTGAGTGAATTGAAACCATCCATAGATACTGATGGATCTTTATATCTCTCAGCTTCTCTCTGATAAGAGTCTACCCAATCTAATGAATCTTTGAGCATAGTAATTGGATTTACTCTTTCAATCAATTTCTTACCAGCATTAATTGCAGTAGGTACAATTCTAGCTGCTTTACTAGCATGGAACATGAAAGTCTCAATCTTACCAACAAATGTAGAACTATCTATATTCTGTGGACTTGCTGTAACTAATCCACCAATATCTCCACTAGATACAAAACCGTCTAATGATCCACCATCTGCTGCACCAGTAAATACTTCACCGATACTTCTTCTCATACTATTGAAAAGACCACCAATAGATTTACCAAGTTTAACAACTCCAGCAACAGGTAATTGCATAGTTGTTGTAATACCTAATGATATACCAGCTACTTTACCACCAATAGATGGATCAGATATTAATTGACCAGCTTGTGAGTAATTACTAAATACTGCACCTAGTTCACCACTAATAGCAGATTGTAATCCTTTACCAGCTAGATCATCAAATTGAGCCATCTGTTCTCCAGCTAAGATATTCTTAATACCATTAAAGATATTAACGATACTATGTCCCATAGAAGATATTGCTGTAGGAATAAATAGAATAGGTTTAACTGCTGTTCTTAATCCAGCACTAATTCTAGTTGGTAATGATGCATCTGGACTTAATACAGTACTAATATCTTTAGGGATATCAGTTAAGAATGCTCCAATGTTACCTTCAATGATATAACTCTGGAATGAATCTAATGCTACATCATTAACTCCACCATCATCTACAAATATATGCTTAATTCCATTAAATATATTTCCAATAGTCTTTCCAGTAAGAATCATTCCAGCAATAGCTGCACCAGGAATTCTTATTATATTAGATAATAATCCACCAATCTTTGCAGGAATTGATTTATTAGGATCTACTATATCTTTGAAGTTTTGAGGAATTCCAGCTAATACACCAATAGGATTACCAGCTTGAATATCATTACCAATATCTGTGATGTTATCTTTAATACCACCTTCATCCATGATAACGTGTTTAACACCATTGATAATATCTCCAATAGTTTTACCAGCTCTTACAAGTCCAGCAATGGCTACACCAGGAACTCCTACGATATTAGAAACTAATCCACCAATCTTTGCAGGAATTGATTTATTAGGATCTACTATATCTTTTATATTACTACCCATTGTAGCTAATACACCAATAGGGTTACCAGCTTGAATATCTTTAGCAATTTCTACAATACCATCTTTAGTACCACCTTCATCCATAATGATGTGTTTAATACCATTAAATACATCTATAACTCTATGAAGACCAAATGATGCAAGAGACACTGGTGTTAGTATAGTTCTTGCACCAACTTCTACCATAGATGCTAATCTGTTTTCATCACTACTATCTTTATTAGTAGCATTGGTGAATGCTGGTTTAATTCCTCTAATCATACTTAAAGGATCACCACTGAGTAATGATTCTTTAATACTAGCAAAAGCATCAGTTTTAGTTAGTTCACCTCGTTTAGCCCATAAACCTTTTACAGCAGCTCCTAATCTCCTAGCTACACCACCAACAATAAATGATGGTAACATAACTACTTTAAGACCAGTCTGTAATGCATTTCCCATACCCTTAAACATACTATCTTCAGGTAAGTCTGATAATAGATCTGTGTTCATATAAGTAGCGAAATCAGCACCACTAGTATATGCTGCTTTAAGCTTACCAATCATTCCACCAAATGCTGAAGCTTCTTTTACAACATTATCTTTTATATCTAATGCTTTATCTTTTATTCCAATTACTGCTTTCTTAGCAGCATCAACTACAGCAGTAGCTTTATCCTTAACAGTACTTACTGTCTTACTAGCAAAGCCTTTAACTGCTCCAATACCTTTCTGAAGTAATCCTTTTTGACCTTCTGTCTTTCTCCATTCTTCAGGAACATTATCAGCAGCCATACGAACTGGAAAACCATTCTTATCCATCTTCTGACTACCATCTGGATTAAAGCAATAGACTAATCCATCACCATATAAATCTTTCCATTCATTTCCTTCAGGATCTCTAATGACTTTATGTTCAGTACCAAAGAATCCTTTGAATGCTGAAGTTACAGCTTTTCCAACTTTCTTACCAACTTTAGTAAGAGCTTTAGCAGTAACTTTTCCAGCAGTTGTAAGTATACCATCTTTACCTACTTTATGTTTCCATGTATCTGGAACATCTTTAGAATTCATCTTCATTGGATTTCCATCGCTATCATACATTGGAGTACCATCTGGATTAAATGCGTATAAGATACCAGAATCATCTATAGCTTTCCATTCTACACCATTATCATCAATGATCTTAGTTTTAGATGTACCTAATAATCCATTGAATATTTTAGATCCTGCTTTACTTAATGCTTTACCAACTACCTTACCAGCTTTTACTCCAGCACTATACATTGATTTACCAACTTTAGTAAGTATACCATCTTTACCAGTTGTTAATGCCCACTCTTTAGTAACATCTTTAGCATCCATCTGTACATATTCACCATTATCATCTAATAATGGTTTTCCATCTGGACTATATGCATATGCTGTCTTACCAACTATTTTCCATTCTACACCATTTGGATCAATGTATCTATGTTTAGTAGTACCAAATAGTGCATTACCAACTTTGATACCAGCTTTTCCAATAGCTTGACCAGCTTTAATTAATACACCTTTCTTAGTAACACCTTCACGCTTAACTACTCCAGCTTCTTTAAGGTCTTCTTCAGTTGCACTAACTTGCATTGGTTTTCCATCAGCACCTAATACAGCACTACCATCTGGATTATAGATTGTAGCCATACCAGTGTGTTTATTAATCTTCCATTGTCTTCCTTGCTTATCAAAATAACCAGCTCCAACTTTTTGTCCGATTAAGAAATTCTTAGCAGCATCTAAACCTTTTCCAGTAGCTTTTGCTAATGGTGATAATGCTTTAGCTGTACCTCTTACAGCTTTAGTAACTACACCTTGATGTCTCTCATCATTATATGATAAGAATCCCTTATCAGATGTTTTTCTTCTACCAGATTTTACATCTTCTTTATATTGGTCAAATGAATATTCACTAGGTGATTTTCCAGACATCTTTAAGAAGTTATTGTACTCAGCTTTCATAGTTTCTTCTTTATGAACTTCATACTCACCCTTAAATTGATCTTTTGCAGTTAATAGTTCTTGATACTTCTCTGGACCAGCTACAGCATTATATGCCATAGATGCAAGTTCGTGGAAGAAATCAATACCTATAACAGATGCTGCAATCTCATTAGCAATATCACAAATAGAACCAATAGTTGATCCTCTAAATCCACCTAATACTCCAGCAATAGCAATCATAATAGGATCAGGATCATTTATCTGGAATAATCTACCAGCACCAGTTGCACCATTAAGTGCACCTAATGTAATAAATCCAGCTTCACTAACTAAGAATGTTGCAGCACGTCCAGCAAGTTTACCAAGTTTAGCAACAAATGCTCCAACCTTAGTTTTAACTGCTCCTACTATTTTTCCAACTAAACCAGCAGCGTTGGCTAATCTACCACCTTGCTTAGATACGAAACTACTAACTGCTCCTACAACTCTTTCTAATGCACTCTTAAGAGTATTTAATGCAGCGGAAGAATTTGATTTAAGTACATCAGTACCTTTAGTAGCTAATTTCTCAGCATTTCTACTAAGACCTTTAGCAATATCATCAGTGTATGAAGCACCTATTCCTGATAATCCTCTAGCAACATCATCTGATAAGGATGCTCCAGTCGTAGCTACACTTCTACCTAGGTCATCTCCAAATCCACCAAGTAATCCACTAACTGCTGATGACTTAGTTGCAGACCTAGCAACATCATCTGATAATCCAGTAGCTGATGTTCCCAATTTCTCTGCATTTCTACTTAGTAATTCTCTAGTAATATCATCTGTATTATCTTCACCGAGTTTAGTTATAGTGGATGATGTGACATCTTTACTACTCTTACCAAACTTACTTCGTAATCCATCTAATTTACCTTTAAATCTATCTAGTAATTTAGTTTTACCACTCTTACCTAAATTAGCAACATCATCAGCTTCACTACCAATAAATGATCCATTTCTAGTAGCATTAGTGATATCAACACCAGATAAATTAAAGTCAGTATTTATACCAGCTTTCTCCAAATCAGCTAATGTCAATTTATTTCCATTAACTAAATCTTTATATGAAGTAGCTTTAGGTATTACTTTATTCGCTTTGAGTAAATCATCACTACCATTCTTAACAAGATTCTCAATCTGTTCTTGTGTAAGTTTCTTACCTTTCTTAGCTGCTTCTTGTCTTATAGCTAATAGATT